CTTCATCATCTAGTGAATTGTTAGATTTGTATAACGGATTCACTGCTGATATTGGGCCATACCAATTAAAGTCTTTATTGGTATCTTCTCTCCAACCTAGTTTTAATTCTGCAAATACATTTTGTTCTGTATAAGTGTATTTAACATCATAAGTCCAACCTTCACCCACAGGCCCAAACTGATCTGTCATCTTCATAATTTGATACATTGGATCAGTTGTTGTTAGCTTCATTCCGAACTTACTAAAAGGTTTAGTATATTGTTTATCTGTAGTACAGAATTTATCCCATATTCTTTTATTCATCTTTAACTCCTAACTCTTCTTTCATTTTTTTAAATTGAGGACAAACAGTATTGTAGGCACAATAGTCTCTGCATCTCATAGGAATACCCATAGGTCGATGTTCTATAAATCCCCCCGGTACGTTTAAAGAATAATTTTCTGCCTCATCTTTATTCTTAAAAAGTTTGACAGCTCTTTTTTTACCTTTAGTCATCACTGCCCACTCTTTATGATCAGACAACCATAAATCATCTTTACTACAAGAGGGTGTATATCTGTGATCTGGGTTCTGTGCCATTTGATGTCTGCTAACACATTCTGATAAATATTCCTGTATCTGTTCAGACGTTAACATAGGAATAGATTTTGTGTACAGAGCATACTGTGGAAAGTTTGGATCTTCCCAAGCCAATCGGTTTGTCCAGTGCTTACAGTAGATAATTAGATATAAATCTTCTACCCAATATCCTCGCTGCCTCATACCTTCTGCATAAGCATTTAGTTGATAGAAATATTTATGTTTAAGTTCTCTCCAATCACCTGTTTTTTCATACTTATACATTTCTTTGTTTAGAGTTGCTACTTGATAAGAACTGGTAGCTTTGATGTCACCAATCTTTACTTGATTGTCAGCTAACATTTCTAGGATATCTATTCTCCCGGACAAGTACCAATCACCTAATTCACCCCTTGTTTTAATTTGCACAGGTTCTTCTATATGACAACTTGTTCCTTTAACAGCAATAAAATGCCTTTGTATTTCTCTGTGCATAAACTCACCAATCATTGTTTGAATATGATCAGATGTTTTAGTTTCAATATTAGGGTGTTGTAATCTCAATTTATGAATCAATGGACTATCCATTACAGCAGAAAGACCAATATCAGATTCGAAATCTAAATTCTTCTTTCTCTCTAAATATTCACTTTGAGACTCTTGAAGGTGTGAGATAATAATGTCATTAATCACACCAAGTTCTTCTACTTTTTTGACATTCATAATATTTCTCCTATTAAAAATCATAAGGATTTATCCCCAAATGCCAAGAAAAAAAAGTAGTTGATTTAAATTAAATAATATATAAATTCTTCATGTGTGAATGTTTCATTATGTAACAATTATAATGTGTATATAATTTGCAAACAAATACTAGATCTCAATCCCTTCTTATTTTGGCGAGACATTCACACAAATTCCTCCGTAACTATAACTAGGGGTGGCTTTTAGTGAAGCTGCCCTTGACTCACAAACAAAAAAACTTTTATCGTATTCTCTGTAGCTTTACAGACTATGGCAACAAACCCACTTACAAAGAACTAGCACAAATTTATGGTTGCAATTCGACCTCGACTATTTATAAATTAATGCAACAACTAAAGATTCGGGGTTGGATTAATTTTATCCCTGGTTCTAGTAAAGAAGGGTTTATAATAGAATGAAAATGAAAGCGATGTGGTTTTTTTGCGATGATTGGATTGCAGACACCAGAAACTTAACACCTCAACAAAGAGGTATTTATATTGATTTATTATCTTATTCACATGGTAAAGGGTTACCCAACGACATTGATGAGTTGTGTCGTATGGTTATCAACTATGTTCCTGATTTAGAAAAATTAGAAGAACTCAAAAGAGATGTGTTAAAAATTATAACAACAAAATATACCCTTGTAGATAATCGTTATGTTAATCTCAAACAACAAGAAGAGTTTGAAAAGGGTTTAGAACTTTCAAATAAAAGAAGCCAAGCTAGAAAGAAAAGTTTTGATAAGAGTTTGTCAGAACAAAACACTAACACCCTAGATAGAGATAGAGATAGAGATTATATAAATAATAATAATATAGAAGAGCTAGAAAAAATATGGAAATCACTATCTGCCAAACTTCGGCAACGATCTAGTAAACCTAAAACCATAGAACGATTTAATAAACTAAGTTCTGAAGATCAAGAAAAGGTTATTAAAACTTACCCGGTCTATGTAGAAAATCATGGTGAGTTTGCAGTAGCTTTTGAAAGATTTATAACTAACCAAAAATTTAATGAAGTAGAAATGCCACCTACTGATGAAGAAGTCAAAGACTCAGAAAAGAAAATTAGAAAGTCTCGTTGGGAAATGGCCATGAAACAAGGTGGCCCATTGTATTCTATGTCAATAACAGAATTTGATAAGTTGAAAGAAGAGTTTGGCGAAAAAATCTGATTTAGGTGGTCAACAGATTGTTGAGATCAGTGGCAGACATTATCGGTTGCCAGACTTTGAAGAAGTTGTTGTTGAGATACCAAAGGTTGAAAAGGGTGAAGAAGCCTATAAACGTGTTAGAAAAAGACATGCAGATATATTTGAATACTATTACAACAATCATTTACTGTTCCCTAATAATCACAATTTAAATAACGATTTGTATAATGCAGGTTTGAGATTGCAGCAAGATATCTATTATGCAGGTTATTACCCAAAAGTAACATTTGATTACGTTAAAGAAAAAATAATAGGTGATAGTGACAAAGCAGCAATATCAAAATTAGGAGCACAAGACAGAGTTCGAGGAGCTCTTAGAAAAGCTGGTGATTATGCCTCTATTATCTATGAAGTTATTGTTAATAATGAACCAGCCCGGTCACATATATCTAAATTCCGTAAAGGATTGTTTAGATTGTGTGATTATTACGAAATATAAATATTCGCCTTTTATTCGCCTTTTACCTACGACTCTTATGATATAATAAACTTAGAATGGGATTAGTACGTGTAAATGATGTATCAAACTCTATATCAAGAAATACTAACTCAGTTAATACTTGACGCTTTAGGTATCACCACACATCCATTCTACAAAAAAAGATTTGGTTCAGATCTTGATAAAAAAAATGCCCAGAAATGGTTAAAAAGACACAACCAAGACTTTCAATTCATTTGTCAAATGGCAGGTTTAGTTCCTTCTTATGTCTTGAAAAAATACAGGTTTCTACAAAATAATAAAAGAAAGTTAAATAAATTAATAAAGAGTTATATATCCAGATTAGATAATTATGAAAAACAAAGAGAAGTTATTAGACGATATGTTAGTGCGACAGAAATTTATGTTGCTACAAAACCAAGATAACACCTATAGCATTATAATTAGTGTCGGTAATTTTGATTACAAAGATGATGCTTTAAACTTTGTTGACCAATTATCCCAAGAACATGAAATAGATTTTATCGATGTCAACCAAAACACTACCATCCACTAAAAAAACTGGTCGCCCGGTCAAATATACTAAGACCTTAATTGACCAAGTGTTTACTTTAATTAGCCAAGGAATGAATCCCACTGAGGCAGTTAAGAAATGTAAGTTGACCTGGAGTAATTTTTATAATCACGTCTTTAATGATGACAAAATGAAATTGGCCTACGAACAAGCCAAACACGCTGGAGCTGACTTTAAAGTTTCCGAATACCATCAACTGTTAGAGGACTTACAAAATTCTGTTAAAGAAGATAGAAAACTCAATATGTCCACAATCAAGGGCCTTGAGATTTTACAAAAACAATTACATTGGTATGCTGGTAAAGCTGCAGCAACACATTACGGATCAGATAAAGAAAGAATTACTTTGACTTCAGGGGATCAGAGTTTCTCGATTGAGTGGAGTAAGTAAGGCCCAGATAAACCGAGCCTTAGAAATTAATTTGTTGCAACCTTTAGTTCTTCCCAATCTGTTTCGGTGAAGAGTTGCTTCGTTCCGTCTAAGAACTCTATGACATGATATCTAATCTGTTTGCCATTATAGAGAACGTAAAAGTGTTTTATTCTTTTAAATGTTAACATTAAAATACCAACAACTTTAAGAACAACATTGTATAGACAGTAGTAAAACAAAAGATAGTTAATTTAGTTTCAAGTTTCATAGTCAATCTCCTTATCCATTCATTAAATTAAATTATCCATTAAAAGTCAACAAAATAAACACCCTCGATTCCGGGGTAGTTTTAACCAATTATATAAAAACATAACAAAATAAAGGATAGTTTTGTCCATTCCAAATATCACAAAAATACATATAAAAGAATAAACAATTAGATTAATTAGATAGAGAAGTAGATAGAATCTAGGGTAAAAGATAAATAGGTTCTGTTCACAGGTTTGTCTCGAAGTATTGATATTATTGAGTTTTATTTGGGGAGATATAAAAAACCGCTTTATAGGCACACATCCTTATAAGGTTATAAAATATTACTATAAAAAGCTAGAAGAATAGGGGGGTATCTCGCTCAGTTCCTATAAGATATATTATGCAACAATATTATATCTCCCCTACCCTACTGAATTATTGTTGAAAAACCTAGCCAACCCCCATGACTTCTGTAGAATTATCATTATATCCCATTTCAACACAAAACCAATTCCCTATGGTTTTCAGCTATGACATATTTGTCGGTAAGACTCCGTCATGGATGTCGTGTAAAACTATGAAAGAAACAGATTTCCCATTTCCCATCCCTATATAGTACCGGGATATGGGATAAGCTATCTAAATATAGGGGGTAGTAATTCTCTATGGGTTTTGATATACATAGAAGAATGATTGAATCTGTCAAAGATATTAAAATTGAAGAAACAAGAGCACAAATAGCTTGTATGTTAAACGAGTTATGGCACTCAAGATTACCTGATATTCATTGGTCTAATGTTGTAAGAAACAAGAAATACGTTTGTTATGTATTTAAATATAAACAAGCGATTGTCGGAACTGCTATTTGGTCATCCCCAGTGGCCGCTAATAGATTTAAAAATGGTTGGAATATGTTAGAGCTAAGAAGGATGGCTTTGTCGGATGTTTGCCCTAAAAACACAGCTACATATACCATTTCTCAAATGATAAAACAGATTAAAATCAAATTTCCTGATTTGGTTAAATTGGTCTCCTATCAAGATAAAGAAGTTCACTTGGGAACGATCTATAAAGCATCAAATTGGGTTGCTGCAACCGATGTGCCTTTATTAGATTGGAACACTTCAAAAAGAAAAAGAAATAACCTTCAATCTACATCTGCTAAAGTAAGATGGGAATATAGTCTATAAAATGTTAAAAGGGTACTGAGAAGCTCTTAAAACGGATTTTTAGGGGTATTTTGAAACGATATAACAGTCATCAAGTCTTTAACTGGAATCACGAAGAACAAATTAAGTATCGAAGGTGTTATATTTGCGATAAATATGGTAGTTTTGGTATAAACGATAAAGGAGCATACTATTTTGTATGTGGAAAACATTATGGCAAAGAAAAAAACAAAGAAAACAGAAAAGAAAGAAAAGAAAACAATTTTGAACTATTTTGAGGATGTAGCCCTCAGAAAATCAACCTCTGATACCAAAGGAAGAGGCCAGGTCAAAGGAAGAGATATAGACCGAATTAATGATTATCTAGATAACAAGTGAAAAAAATAACAATCCCGTATAAGCCTCGTGAATTACAACAACAGATTCACAAGGGGATGCAACGATTTAATGTTTTAGTCTGTCATCGAAGATTTGGAAAGACAGTTCTCACCATTAATGAACTGATCAAGAAGTGCTTACAAAATCCACTTCCCAGACCTCGATATTATTATATTGCTCCTACGTACAGTATGGCGAAAAGAATAGCTTGGGATTATCTCAAGTATTATACCTCTGTATTACCGAATATGGAGTACCACGAGACCGAATTAAGGGCTGATTTACCCAATGGGGGAAGAATCCAGTTATTAGGTTGTGAAAGACCAAATACCTTGAAAGGACTCTATATCGATGGTGTTATACTAGACGAGGTTGCACAAATGCCTCCGAAGATTTGGACTGAAGTGATTAGACCTGCTTTATCAGACCGGGAAGGGTGGATGATTGCGATTGGAACTCCAACCGGGCATAATGCTTTTTATAATTTATACGATCATGGCAAACATACCGAAGGATGGTTCACAGGATTGTATAAGGCTTCCGAGACAAAGATTATTAAAGAATCAGAATTAGAAGAAGCAAAAAAAATGATGCCTCCTGAAATATATGAGGCAGAATATGAATGTAGTTTTGAATCTAATGCTATAGGAGCTATTTACTCTCAAGGATTAGCAAAATGTGATGATGAAGGTAGAGTAACAAAAATACCCTATGATAGCACTTTACCTGTTGATACTTTTTGGGATTTGGGGATGGCTGATAAAACAGCAATTTGGTTCGTTCAACAAAAGGGCCATGCGATACACGTTATTGACTATTTTGAGGACTCAGGAGAGAGTCTAGAATATTATGCAACAATTATCAGAGATAAGGGATATAACTACGATACCCATTATTTCCCTCACGATGCCTCTGTAAGAGAGTTGGGAACAGGTAAATCAAGATTAGAGATTGCTCAATCATTAGGATTGATGACATCTGTTGTACCGAAAATGTCGGTGGATGACGGAATTAATGCAGTACGTATGATATTATCTAGATGTTACTTTAATTACGAAACAACAAAAGATGGATTAGATGCCTTGAGACAATATCGATGGGCAACAAACGATAAAGGTGAAACAAAAAACAGACCGCAACACGATTGGACATCTCACGCTGCAGATGCTTTTCGTTATATGGCAGTCGG